AGATAACGCCGCGCCGAACCCGCCTATAATGTCGCTTGTTGAGACAGCCATATAAACCCTTATTTACGGTAAATTGAAAGAAATGCCGCCGAATCTATTTGTTAGCGGGTCGAAATTTCCCTGCGATCCAGTGTACTGCATATTGTTCACGCCTCTATCTATAGAGTTCGCGCTACTATTTCCAGCGTATGGATTAAATGCCGGATTTGGTACGGATGCGCCTTTCGCCAAGTCGTAAATAGATGCGCCTTGCTGGATTGCGTTGCCCCACATTGCGCCGTAGTTATTAACTGGAGCCTGCGTGTATGGTTGGCCGGAAAGTGCTGATGCTTGTGCGCCCGCCAAACCCGTTACATTATTAGCATAATTATTAGCCGCGTTATAATTCAGATTCTGCAAGTTATTGGTCTGGCCTTGGTATATCCCTGCAAGATTAGTTCCCTGCTGATTAGCGTATTCAGCTCTCTGGGTTGCATTGCTCTCTAACGAACTCTGCATAAGCTCTCCGAATCGCTGCCGGTTGTTTGCCACCGCGACTCCTGCTGCACCTTGGAGGTTAGCAATATTAACTCCGGTCTGCTGTCCGATATTAGATAGATTCGCGCCCGTCTGTGAAGTATATCCCGCTAGATTACCGCGCTGATCCGCTACTGATCCGGCAGTGCGCATACCTACATCAGCCAGATTAGTTCCATACTGGGCTTGAATATTTGCAGCACTACCCGCAGCGTTTAGGCCCATGCCGGAGATATTCTGCAAGTTGCCAATTTGGGTTTGCAAACCTTGACTCGCAAGCCCCTGACCAAAGCGATTAAGCTCTAACTGCACATTGCCACCACCTAGCCCGCCAGTTGCAGCAGCACCCGCTAGATTGGCTCTCATACCCTGCTCACGCAGAAACGCTATGTAAGGCGACTCTTGGTAAGCACTATCGAACGCCGCCTGACCTGAAGCCCCTGATAGAGCCTCCTGCAATGTTAATGCTCTGGTTCCTGCTGCTTGGTATGGAGCGAAATAGCCGGTGGCATTACCGAAAGCAGTGGTCAGATCATCACGCGCTGTCTGTCCCGCTGATTGCAAGTCTGAAATGTTTAAGCCGTACAGTGATGCGATCTGCTGTTGCGCTGTCATCAGGTCGTTGCGTGATGATGATTGCGCTGCGTTGAGAGTTCCGACGGCAGAGCCTAAACCCTGATTGATCGCTCTTTCGTAGCCGAGCAAACCGGTGGGAATATTCCCGGCTTGCGTTGAATACAGGTCTTGAATATCTACGCCTGTAGCTCTGGTAAACTGCTGCGGATCAACTTTAAATTGCTCTATGGCTGCAAGCATCTGTGTTGGCGTTGCTTGAGGATTACCCGCCATCCATGTGCGTATTTGCGCGTCTGTTGCTTGGCCCGGAGTAACGCCAGTTGTGGATGCTAAGCCCGTGTCATATCTGTACTGAATATCGCCCAATGGAATGTTGCTAGTTGATGCAATGTCCTGCGGGCTAAGTGCGAAGTTCTGCATCATTAACGCCGTGTTAGCGTCATTAGCATATTGGCCTGCGGTGCCAGCCCACGCATCTAGTTGCGCCTTCTTGACTTCTACCGGAGCGTTTGGGAATGGTGCTGTACCAACCGCCTGCGCAACATCCTGCGCTGTTAGCTGGTTCTCGGCCATGATTTGCGCAATCTGCTCTGGTGTTGCATTGGGATTGCTCTGTATCCAACCCTGAATTTGTGCGCTAGTAATAGCCATAATTTAGCCCCTGATCCCGTAGTATGCCATTTGTTCCGGAGTAAGTGGTTGTACTCCCGGTGGCAGTGATTGCTGTCCCTGAGACTGCTGCATAGGCTGCTGCTGTATAGGTTGTTGCCCGTACTGCATTGACTGCGGGTTAAACAAGCCCTGCAATGCCGCTTCATCAACTGGTGCGCTGTACGGCTTCATTGCCCCGTAGTTTACACGCCCGCCGAGTAATGCTGCCCGTTGCATAGGTAGAGAGTCGATTAGAGTCTGTTGAGCCGCTACGTTACCGCCTCTCATCGCGTCAATAGTGGGTCGTAGTGTCTGGCCCTGTAATGCAACCGCCTGCTGATATTGCTGCTGTTGAGCCGCCATGCTTTTCTCGTAAGCAGGTTGGACGTAACCCATAATCTGGTTAGTTCTGGCTTCTGCCTGAGCGTTGGCTTTATTCGCAGCCTTGCCCGCAGATGTAGCCGCCATCTTGCTACCGATTAGGTTTGCCACCCCAGAAACTACCGCAGCTTGCATAGCCATTTGCCGTCCTCCACCCTAACAAAATTAAAATTAATCAACATATTCACCAATGCTTTACGGCTATCTGGTACAGGTGCTATTACGTTTTCAAACCCTCGTAACTTAAGCCACTGTAGACCGTTTTGTATCGCCTCTCGCACTAGATGCCGGTCTTTAAATTTACAGGCAATATGCGCCTCTATATTTCGTCCAATCGGCTTCAATGCTAATAACAGTATACTGTCAATAATCCACCACTCAAAATCAGGAAGTATCGACTCAGCATATATGCCCATAACAGAGCTAACACTACGATCTTGTAAAATATCTAGCGCGATATTCGAATCGCATTTGACTATGTAAGAATCCATCCGAGTAGTCTATTCCCGCCAATGTCAGGTAGCATCTTTCTGTAGGACACACTGCCAGCCGCGCCGGTAGAGTCTAGGTATAACGAATACTGCCTAGCATCAACCGCGCCCTCTGGCGATCCAGTGCCAACAATCGGTATGCTTAAAGATGCGTCCAGCGTCCAGTTTCTGAATTCCTGCGTCATCGTCAGATCGTCTAAAGCGATAGGTCTGGATGCGTTCAGAATTGGCAGTCTCATTTATCTGCGCTCATAATATCCGCTGTGAGTTGAATTATAACAGGTTTTACTTGATCACTCAGGGTAAACCGGAATAACTCAAACCTGCCAACCCTGCCATTCCTGCGCCAGATAGCCCTACGCTTGTAATCGCCTATTTTGCCAATGCTGCGGCTTCTGGGATCACTCCACGTCTTACCATCGCTACTGCGCTCCATCGTCATAGCCGGGTTAATTACATCATCATTGCCCACACCAGATTCAACCGTTAATTCAATTGACGGAACTAAAATAGCATTCATGTTGCTCTGGAATGGTTGTGTTGCCACTCTACGGATAATGTTCTCGCCGTACTCGGAATAAATGGTGATGTCTAACTGACCTATTCTGCCGTCAACAGTGTCACCGCATAGCACTTTGTTATAACCCTGCGTCATTGAGGAAACTCTAAACTTGGTTGATTCGCCCTGCACCATCGACCGCCTTTCATGCCAGCGTTTGGTTGTTATGTCAAAAACAAGTGTGGTGTTAGGCAAAGTAAAACCAACAAAATATGCACCGTCTTGCGCGTATGTCCATGCAAATATGCTTGATACTTCGCTTTCTGTCAGGTCGTGCAAAATGGAGTCTATCGCTATAGTCGAGACTTTTGCGGTGCTGTTGCCACTCAAACCCCAGATTGCCGGAGACTCGTTCTCTCCGCCGCCGATAAACATAAATGAGTCTTGAACATTAATCAGGGAGTAGGGAGCGTATACGCCTTTCTGCAAGAATAAACCCGTTCGCTGGAACGGGAAGTCAGTACCGCCGATATTCTGGAAAGCCTCAATGGTATGGCTACCAGATATAAATAATTGATTCTTAAATACCACTGGCGCAACTATTTCGTCAGGATCAGATTCGGCAGTACCAAAGTCTAGCGCGTTCCAGCTTGTGCCATCATTCGGAGCCGAGCATATAAACTTCTTAGTATCGGTAGTACAGACAAAATAGCTATCAATGAAAACAACGAATTGAGGATCACCGTTAGCGTCGAAGTCTCCATCAGTTATTGTTACCAATACGTCAGTTACATGGTTGTAAATATAACCAGTGCCGCCTGGAACCAGTACCAATAGCTGCGTTCCGTTGTCAGCCATCGAGACTCTGGCAGTCCCAGATATTGCGCCAATATTTACTAGCGTATAAGTTGCCACGCCGACGACTACTGTTTCTGTGAGTTTGTACAGGATGCCACCGTTGACAAAATACGGTATGCCTGCCATCTCATGTGCGCCACGGTTTTCATTTAGTACAGTGCCGGATGAATCAAGCTCGATTAAACCCGGAGTACCGAATAGAGTTTCCTGATTTAGTGCTGGAACCTCGTTGATATTTGGATACCAATTGATACATTCCTGCGCAGATATAGGCAAGCTCTTGCTTGTATAAAATCCATTGGCAATAGGTAAAATAACTTTTGGCATTAACGTAGTCCAAATATTACGCGATCCACTAATATATTATTTACCGCTGTAGAGTTCTGCACGAACAACTCCACATAATCATTAGTTGCCATCGACAACATCCAGCTAACCGACATTGATCTGTGTGATGCGTTCGAGATAAAAGTGGACATTCTAGTTGCCGCTATTACGGTTCCGTTTTTGGCAATGTAAACAGATATATCCTGATTTGAGCCTGATGTTGGATCAAGCGATATAGAAGCCTCTACCCGTCTAATCAGAGTTTCTGTACCAGTGTAGGTAATACGTCCCGCAGCCGATACTGTTGCTTGTACTTGTAGATCAGCAGTCCATGTACCGGCAATCAGAACCGGAACCGATGTAGAAGCTATAACCGTAGCTGTTGCGTTGGCCTGCATATAACACTGACCATTAGTAATGCCAACGGCCGATGAATTAATAACCTGTATCGTGTTGCCCACACTGGTTAGGGTTATCCCTGATCCTGCAACTAGTGAGACAAATGTGGGACTAGCGTTTGCCGGATTTAGCATTAACTCGTTGCCGGTAGTATCCACCGTAAAATTATGCTCGATGGTTATACCGTTCTCTGCCGAGACTGAGCAGCTAATGCCGGCGCCATCCTCAAGGTTGCGGATATTGTTTACAGTGCCGCTAACGTCCAGAACCGGAGTCCCGGTTACCGCGCCGTCCTGCACTATAGTTCCAGTAACACCTAGCCCAGACAGGAATGCAGCATAGGTTATTTTGTAGTTCACACCAGCATTGAATACCGCCATGTACGAACCAGCGGGTACAGATGTTTGCTGGATAAAGTCAGATTGTTTAATGCCGTATACTCTGTCAACCATCTGTGTTTATCTCCAATGCGATTGTGCCAACACCTTCCGCGAGAATGGAATCCTCCATCTCTGGATAAAAGTGTGAACTGATATTCAGACTGCCAACACCTTCATTGCCTGATCCCATCGGAAGCGTTGATGGGTAACGTGAGCCTGCCATCGTCTGGCCTAACATCCGCATTGATACCATTCCCTCGCTTGCTGCTCTAGCTAAAGCCTCGGAAATCTGCACACCATAATCCGGCGCAACCTCTACGGCCATATTAGCGATAAGTCCACGAATAGCACCGTCTGGAATGGTTATTGTATCAGCGAGATCGGTAACAACTGTATAGCCAAGATTCACGCCCTTGGCCGCCAGATCGGTCATATAG